GGTGGGCGTGATTGGTATGCGGCTCCTGGTGTAACTGAATACCAATTGTCATGTAATAACCGCCAATCCCGTGTCCGTACTGACTACAGCAAAACTGGGTGTACAGGATATTCACGATATACAGATTGGGTGGCTAGTCCTGATTGTAATAGTGGTTGCTTTACACAATCTGGTATAAAAACAACATCTAGAGAGTGTGGCTGTAGTGGTTTAGAATCTGGTACATATTACACTTATACTGCAAACCCTGGTTCTGGTTGTACCACCGTTGATGGGGCTGTATCGTGGTCAGACACGTGTACAGGGGATTGTTCTACTGGGGATGCTGACTGCTTTACTACTGCTACGCTTGCTGCTGACCCACGGGCTTGTGGGGCGTGTGGCAGAGAGGCTGGAAG